ATAGGTAATATAGTTAAGCTTTATAGCGCCCTGTGCTAAAGATGCTCCCCCAGCAATCATACATCTCGATTTATCCCGTCTTAAAAATAATTTAATTCTTGTAAGCAAATTATTCCAATCCCCTCAGCTTCTAGATGTAGATGGAAATCTATTAGTTACCTATGAGACCGCTCCTAGAAAAGAAAAATCATTTATGGAACTTTATTGGGAAGCTGGCAAGTATGCTCACAACCTCATTCGCGAAGGAGGACCTATAGAAAATAATTTACCAGTGGTTATAGGGGATATTTTAAAAGAATATTCATCTAAACCATGGAGCTATAAAAATACTCTTATTGCCAGATTTAATAGCAATTTAGAATATGTCTTGGCCTCTAATTTATATCAGGACAAAGATTGTTCTCTTCGAGCCTTAAATCATCATAAAGATGAACCCCACAGACATAAGTCTTTGAATATTTGGGATATCGATGGAAATCGTTTCGAGGTTTCTCCCCGAATTCATAATCATTGCATGAGTTTTGTGGAAGAAGAGGATACTATTCATTTATCTGCTAATATAGAATTAGTAGGTTCGAAGAAATTTATAAAAGAACATGATGAATTACGCACCATCGCTAAAACTGGTAAATTCGCATTATCAGTTCATAAAAACAAAGTCTATCTTCAATCTTTATTTATTGGAACACTAAAAAATAAGGCTAGAGACTTTACATTAGAACAACTTTTATTTTTAGATACCGCATGGTCTCCTATAAGAACAAAAAAGGAAGGCTCTAAAATAAAAAAAGAATGCCTAGCAGAAGAGAGAAAATTAAAAAAGGGCTGCTCAGTTTCTTAATTATAAAAAACCCTTATAATAAAGCCTTTTAAGAAGGATAATCCATATGAAAAAACTAATAGCATTATGTTTACTATTACCAACGGCTCTTATGAGTGAGCCACCCAAACCCCCTAGCGATAGCAGGCATCCCTGTTGCGAATCTAGTAAGGCAACCAAAGCCCTAAAAGCAGCAGGAGTTCTAGCCTTAGGAGGATCATTACTAGCCCTGGGAATGGCTGCCGATCATCTAATCAAGCAGAATGATCATATCATTTGGCAAAATGATACAAATCGAAAGACCCTCATTAAAGTTCATGCGCTATCTGACACTATGGTTACGCATCCTGATATTATATATGATAGAAATATGGAGGATAGTATAGATGAGCATAACGAGCGAATAATCCGTAGATTTGAGAAGATCAAAGCTGATTTGGTGCAAGCTTCGAGTGGAGTCCCAGAAGGTTCGGCGGCTGGAAAAAAGACCAGAGAAAAAATTAGAAAGGTCCAAAGATCTATTGATGCTCTTAAAGAAGCATTAGAAGACTAAGAGTAAAAAGGGCTGCGGCCTAAACGCAGCCCTTTTTACTTGTACTAATATCGGGAAAATAAGAGAGGTAACTATACCAGTTACATAGAAAAAGGACAGACCCTTTGGATAGCCTGTCCTTAAAGAGAAGGTAGCGATTAGAATGATCTTTTATTTCTTCTTCTTTTTCTTCTTAGATTCACTTAAAGCAATCGCAATTCCTTGCTTAGGATTAGTTACTACGGGTCCTTTTTTAGAACCACTGTGAAGCTTACCTTCGTCAAATTCATGCATTACTTTTTTAATCTTCTTTTGTGCTTTTGTTTTCTTCTTAGCCATTACTTACCCTTACACTTACCAAGGTGGAACTTACCACAACTATCACACTTTTTAGCCATCTTATTCCCTCTTATCTCATTTTGCAGCAATACCAAGTATATTTTTTCTAAGTTACTCAACTTGCTCATTTTTTCTTTTTAAGTTTTCCTAAAGTCTCAGCAAGCCTCGCACGTTTACCCTCTTTTCCAGGTTTCTTCGCTGCTTTTTCTAACTTAGCTTTAGGAATCTTCTTACCTTTTTTAATATGTAACTCTTCACGTAGGGCACCAGGTTTTTTAATAGCATCCTGGATCCAGTTCTTCTTAGCCATAATTTTCTCCAAACTAAAGGGGACTACGAGTCCCCTCAATTATAAAACGAGTTTAATGAGATTTACCTAACTCTAATAGTCTCTTCAAATACGAGACGTTTATTAACGGCCTTCTGCTTTTTATTACGCCTAAAAGCTATATTGGCAGGGATTCCTAGTATCTTGAAGGCTATCTTAGTAGCTTTTTTATTAGATCTTGGTGCTGCTGGCATTAAAAATCCTCTACTTTATCAGTTTGATTACCATAAGGCACTGGAGCTGAATTACAATCAAACTTAAACCTATCAGGATTGTACTGTCGATTAATCTCTCGTCGGGGAAGATTAGCAATACTATTATGATCTTCACTAATCATACGAGCATCAGAGATCTCTTGCCTACGTCTAGGATCTATTCTTTTATAGAAATCCATAGTTACACCTTTTTAGGTACCATGTGTTCACGTCTCTTGCTATCATCCATATCCATCTGCTTGTCTACGCCTTTGATAGTGTCATCAAGGTTCTCTGGCATGTATGGTCCAGTTCTAGGATATGTCTTAAACATAACTTCTTGAGGAAGATTAGCTATAGCTGATCTATCTTCATGGATCATGCCAGCATCTTCCATCTCTTGAGTGCGCCGGCCAGTCTCGCCTTCATAGTAACCCTTCATCCCTGTGGATTCGTTCATTCTATCTCTTTTGGATTGATGATATCTTTTTGCCATTGTACTACTCCTATGGTAGAAATTGCCTTATGGGGCAACGTTATACGTCTAACTACCTACAGCAGAACTATTCTGAGTAGGAACTTTTGAATATTTCTTTAAATTTTCTTCTATAAATTGATTTCTTAATGCGTAAATTTTATTGTCACATTCTTTTCGTAAAAGCATCAATTCCCAGTCTTGCTCAAAACTTAATTTAGTATAGTGGTTATATATCTCTAAATAATTAGAAGGAACCTCTTTTAGAGGCCTAAATTGGTCCATTTCCTCACAATATTTCATCAAATTTTTTTCATCTTCTTCGGTGGCGTGTCTATTTAACATTATGTCCTTTCAGTAGGTTGTTGCATTGCTGCCGACTCGATAGGCTCTTTAACAAGCCTTGAGAGTGCTATTAACTTTTCAACATGTTCTATATCTACACTATCTATTTCTTTAAGAGCCTTAACTAGATTAAGTAGACCTATCTCCTGATCCTTCTTAGCCTCAGCTATACGCTCTATAGCAAGCGCTCTATTCTCCTCAACCCTGCTTACACGCTCTAAGCCAAGACCTTGATCCGCAGTTGCACGTGCCTTAGCAAGCTCGATCTTAGATTCTTGTTCAGCCATAGCCATTTGCATTTGGGCTTGTTGAGCTTGCTGGGCCTGTTGCTGCTGAGCTTGAACGGCTTCAATAAGTTGTTTCTTGTTTTGAAGAGTAGCGTTATCAAGCAAGACATCATCAGGGATCGGGACTCCAGCTTCCCTCAATTGTAGTAGCTGAGCAAACTGCATTTGCTTTTGAGTAGCAGTATTAAGCCCTTCTTCAACAACAGCATGATACTTACCAAACGCTTTGTTATAGAACTGAGCTGTAGGCTCAGCTCCCTCTAGAATCTTCTTTATCTTACCAGGTGTATAGTTAGCCTGGATAACATCTATCATCAAGTTACCTAAAAGCTTCTGAGCTCTATCTAGGTTATCAAATAATACCTGAAGAGTAGTAAGCCCTGCTCCTTGCCTAAGCATGGATAGAACCCCAGCCTTACTATCCAAAGCGCTACCTAATAACTCTTCATTAACGCCGGAGATTTGCTCTACCTCTTTAGCTAATAGTTCTGATAGTTGGATCATGGATGGTGGGATTTGTGGAGGTTGTATTTGTTCCACGTCAGTCATTTGGGCTTCGTCTTTAAGAGCTAAACCTCGACCCTGGCCCTGTAGGAATACATCCTTAGGGTTAACAAGGGCGTTCTCTTTATATTTAAAGCCAGAGGTTATTTGAGACTCAAGTATATCAAGCTCTATTACGCGTCTTCGATTGTATAGATATTGAGCGTCACGTAAACCTCTGACAACGCCAGAAATACGCCATGGAAAATAGGGCATTTGCGGATTATAATAACTTAGTACTGGAACGAATGGGTATTTATCTATGCCTATAGGATTAGGACCATGGTACATAACCTTACCTTGGACTACTATAGCTAGTCTTACTGTTGGTACTTCATTCTCGGTAACGGTAACCTGTGGGTATAGGGTTAAAAAATGCCTAAGGGCATCCTCGTCTTGGCCACGCCATTCTTGGGTTTCACCGGTCTGGCTATCCACCAAAAGGGTCTGTGAGCGATAGTCTCTATAATAATATTCATCGTACGATAGTAGGTTTTTCATGCCGTAGTTATATGTTTCTGGCATGAACTGGAACTTACCATCTCTACCTGTTCCACTATCACCACCCCATAGGTTTAATATTTCTTCTTCATGTGCTGGGAGTAATGATATAGCTTCCCGTTTAGTTAAATAGGATCGCTTCCACATAGCATTACAGTCCGATAGGTCCGACTTTCTAAAGTAGGGATCTACTAAAAAACTATTGTAGGAACAGTTATCAACCTTGATCTCTCCGGAGACTGGATCGTTTCTATAGTCTACCCAAAGGTGAAGGAAGTTCATTCCGGTTACAAGAGCTCCATGGAAAGATTCAGAGATAGTCTCAAGAACTCCTTCCCGTTGGGCTATATGCATTAGGATCTTTGTAAATTGATCAGCGGTTTCGTTATCAGCATTTTCTAGTGGTGTAACGATAGTAGACATACGGTTACGTCTTTGGTGACCACCGATCATGTTTATAACACGGCGTATGCGATTAAAGTTAAACTGGCGTCGCCTATTAGCTGGAAGGTTACCATAAAGGTCATTCCATAGAGTTTGGTCTCCAGCTTCAAAGCGCGTATCGGTATCGGCTTCAGCCCAAAAAGATTGATTTATAGTGATAGATTCAGCGTAAAACGCTTCCATTCGCGATAGTATTGGACGATCCTTTTCATCGTAATACTGCGGTCCTAACTGTGGGAATAAAATTGCACTCTCCCCTATTTTTTATTTTATAAAATAAGGGATAGTAGTGAAAAAAAGCGCAGAGTATTTCTATTAACTACCAAATGAAAGTGATTACTCCTCTTCTTTACTACTATCCGTATCTGAGTGTAGTAAAAAGAACAAGAGAAATTCAAGAAAATAATTAACCCCGAAAAATGTTTTACCACTCTTCGGGGTTAATTATTTTGTAGCTAGTTAAACATAATAAATTATGGAGATTTAATTAAGATTAACTTAATTACCATAGATATATATGTGTAGATTGTAAAGAAAAAACCCACGACAAAGTGCTACTTAAACCGTGGGTTAATTTAAAAATAAAAGGTATCCAGTAATGAATACAGGAATATTGTATCACTTATCCTGTATTATTAGAACCAGAAAATATATAGCTATAACTAAAAAAATACCGCTTACTATTATTCCACCGATCATCATGGCTTAATCCTTATAAAGGGAGTATTTCCACTAGTAACTTGAGGCAACTTACCATCCCAGCGTTGTACTGCTTGCCATTGAATAAGAGGTTCCGTTATTGATTGTGATAATGTTAAATTAGCTTGAGCTTGGCTTGATGCTTGAAGAATCTTACATTTAGCATCACCATCAGCCATAGCTATTTTCTTCTTAGCTTCGGCTTCAGCTTCTCGTAATTCATTCTCACGTTGCTGAGCTCTTTGTGTAGCTTCTATCTTAGCATTAAGTGCATTTACTACTTGTGTAGGAAAATGAAATCTTCCAATAAGGTAAATACGCGTAAGATCTATTCCTATAGGCGTAAGATCATTTCTAACATGAGTTTCTACTTCTTCAAAGAAGAACTCTTTACCTACTCCATAAAGATCTTCTATCTTCATCTTAGAAGCGGCTTTATTAATACTATCTCGGATATGATTACGAATAAATATATGAGTGATTTCTTCCATTCCCTTACGATACTTCTGAAAGATAAGAGGTATAGCTTCGGCCCTTAGATGGAATGTAATACCAATATCAGCACTTATAGCCATCCCTTCAGATGTTTGAAAGTTAAATTCTTCTTTAGCTTCCCATGTATGGTTTTGCTCAAAGACAGGAAATTGATAGATCTTTTTCCATGGAGCTATCCAATGTATTCCCACATGTAATTCTTTAGCTTCAACTCCTTTTACATCTCCGAGTAAATCTACTACTACTCCTACATAACCCGGAGATATCAGATTAAAACACCATAGCCATATTAGAAATATAATTGTTCCGATAACACCTAGAGTTATTTTAAGTATATCTTTGCTTTCTTCTCTCATCATGATTTATCCTTATGGTTTAACCTTTATAAATGGAATATTTCTCTGGGTTTTTTCTTTTTCCCATTCAGCCGGAGTTAATGGTTTCCAATTTTCAGTTAATATTTTCATTTCTCCACATTTTTCAAGCCAATCCATTTTAATTGGAGATGCTACAAAATTCTTTTTTACAATCTTCATTATTATCCTTTAATACTGAGGTAAATCGTCTCTAAAAACTGAAGGCATATTAGCATTTGGCCCAAGCATAACCTCTTTATATCTTTTATCTAGCTCCTCAGCACTTAGCCCATCACGTGTCTTAGGCAAACTTATACAGAGATACCGTAGGCTGTCACAAAAATGGCTCGACCAGTCATGTAATGGCTGAGACATATATACCTTACGCTTTATATCATACTCTTGCCTATAGTTTTCTATAGCTTTAATAAGAGGAGCACAGTTCTTCTCATCTATCCACATCTTACTAAATGTAGACCGTACAGACTCTATACCATCCTCTACTGCTATATTAGGAGCTATCGTAAATGGTATTCCAAGCTGCTTAGCCTTTTCTATACGAGTCATACCAGAACCCCATTCCTTAACCGCTATATCATGTGGAGCTATGTATTTACCCATAATGTATGGCTTAGACTTTATAATAGCAGCGTAGTGTTCTAACCCCTGCTTAGAGTTCTCGTAACAGTCTATTATGCGAACCGTTTGGCCGATTACCTGGAACCATATTATAGTGGTAGAGTCTCTAACTCCTATATCTATAGCTAAGTGTACCTTAAACCCAGCTTCATAGGGCACATCTCCGATCCTACTATTAAGGCGCATTCTATCTAGATACTTAGCGTAGTATGCTCCCTCTACACCCATAGTAAATGATGTATAGTACTCCTGTTGGATAAGATCCTCAGACATTATACCCTCAGCCCGTTCTTTTTCTATCTCATAAAGAGGGATATGGTTAGTATCTTCGATGGTTAGTTTATAACAAAACCAGTTATCATTCTGCTGGGCCATTTGATAAAGTTCCCACAGATGGTTCTTTCCTCTAGGGGTAGATAGAAAGATAGCGATACCCTCATTAGCCGTAAGTATAGGACGTATGTATTGGTATGCCCGTGGATCTTGAAGAGCGTATTCAGAAAATATACACATGTAAGGATTAGTTCCAACAAGCCTATCATAGTTATCACTTCCCACGATCTGTATAATAGATCCATTCTTAAACTTTATTGTAAGCTCAGTAGTATTAATAGAATCAACTACTTCTTTAGGTATAAAGTCTAGTACCGATACACCATCATTAGTTACAGAATTAAATATGATCTTCTTTCCCTGTGAATATGTAGGGAATATATAATAGATTACGCAGACCTTCTTCAAGGCTAAGCGTATAGCCAGGTTAAATGCTGTTATATCTTTACCAGCACGTCGTGGCAGGATAGCTAAGACCCGCTTATAGCCTTTGTTCTCTATCGCATCCACTATAGGTAATTGATAGAATCGTGGCTTGTAACGGTTTAGCTTAATAACCGTTTCTACTTTCATTACTACTCATTTGCTTCATTTATTCTTTATTAATCTACACACCTCTAAATGTTCTTTAATTAGAGTTTTAACTAAATATATTATTCCACTCGTCATATGTTCTTCAAGTAATTTAACTTCTATGAGTAGATCTTTTAAGCCCAGGCATCTTTTACATTCTTCTGAAAGACTGCAAGCTATACAATTACATTCATTTTCATTCATTTAACTTCCTTAAGCTCCATTCTCTCATACAGAGGATATGCTTTATTACGCACCTCACATATAGTATCTATCATCTCTTCTATATCTTTAGCGTATACCCAGAAGCTAGGAAGAAATAATTTCTTTTCAGGCCAATCTAATGGCTCTCCATATTCTTCGTTCTTGTACATAATTATGTACATATCTCCATATATATCTATTATCAATACTTCTCTATTGCATGCGGGTTTATCTTTAATCGATGGATTCCATTTCATTTAACTTCCTCTTCTGGGGTATTGGGGTAATGGCATCCAATGAGTAATGTTTTCTAAGTCTGTTCCTATAGTTCCTACATCAGAATAAACTCCATCACTCAATAGTACCCATTCCCCTTCTAAGTACTGTCCGAAAGCTATGCTTTTGTTATAAGAATTAAATAATAATACACAATCATATGCGTCACCATTATTATTATTATCTGTGGGTGGTTCTTTAATACTAATCCATTTCATAGATAAATCCTCTTTGAAAGTTTAGGCGGTAATTCCGCCCAGTATTTTATTTCTTCTAATTCTACCTCTCCACCATTATAGCACCCACATCCCAGATCTACTTCTTTCTCATCTTTGCGTAAGATTATTACCCAATAATATCCATTCGCCCATACAAGCACATCTGTATCTAGGGGTATCTCTTTGTCTTTTACTGATATCCAGGTCACTTTTTACTTTCCAATTTATTTAATCGATCGCGAATATTTAAAATATGAAAATGATTAGGTAACATAAATCCTACTATAAATCCTATAACCACCCATATCATTTAACTTCCTCATCTTTTGTAGGCTTAGCTGGCAATTCAATCCAATAAACTACATCTTCAGGCTCAATTAATATTTCTTTATTTACTTCAATTAGATATTCCCAATTAATATCATAAGTATCTAAATCCTCTATTGATTTATATTTATGGAACTTGAATCTTCCTACCCAATAGTTATTTAGTTTATCTATAATAACTACATCTGTATTAAGAGGAATTTGTTGTTCGTCTATTTTATTCCAGTTCATTACTTATCCTTCGTTAGTTTTTTAGCTTCTATAATTAATTGCTCAATTTTTTTTTGTTGAGCTTCTGTTTTCTCCAGCATTATCTCACATCCATATTTACATCCTGTTCTAAAACTTAAACAGGCACCTACAAAAATTCCTATTCCTATTCCCATAAAAAAACATATCCAGGTCATTACTTATCCTTCATCTCTAATTTATCTAATCTCATGTGAACATCTGTAAGAAACTTATTCATGCTGTAAAACTTCTTTTCAACTTCAATATTCTCTTTTTTAAAAGCCTTTTCGAGTCTTTCTATTTTTAATGATAAATAATCATACCGTGGAAAAGGAGGCCAATAATAATTAAGGATTTTAGTAATAAAGTACCAAACAAAATCCACAGCTAACAATATCAGGAAAAATTCTATACATTCACGCCAATTCATTCTTTCTTCTCCTCTTCCCAAGGTAAACATTCTTCGGAACATGGTATATTCACATCTTTATAAAATTCAAGGCTTCTAATCTCATCATCTGATTTCTTACCTACAAAATGCCAATGATCTTTCAAATGCCATACTTTACTGGTAAGAATGTCAATCCACGTGTCTCCTTCATTCTTTCTCTTCTTCATTTATTATTTGCCATCCATCTTTAGTCAAGAATCTCATAGGAACCGTACTTACGAATTTAGCATTAGTTACATCTTCATTAACCTCCCGTTCTATTTCATGCCAGTGGCCATTTTCATCTAAAACATAAGAGGTTATAGTTTTCTTATTCATTCTTTCTTCTCTGGTACTAATGGTGAAGCTGGGAACGCTTCTATCTGTACCGTTATAGGGTTATTATCATTATGGTTCTTAGCAGCCATAAGGCTAACTTTAGACGTATATTCTTGTTTATATTCAGGATCATATATACCTATAAAAGACTTAGCATAATCAGATCCTATCTTCTCATCATGCCACTCTTTATTAAGTCGTGAGCCTATAGTGTACTTAGCTAACTGTAGAGCTTCTTTGAAGTAATCATTTTGTTCAGCAAGCTTATAGAATCTGTAAGGGTTAATGTTTTTGGATATTGGGAAAGCAGCTATATTTATTGAGTCATCGCGTTTGCTCCAAACCACCATTTCATCGGCTAGTGCATTCTGTGATAGTGTGTCTCTAGGCGGATAGTGCATAAAGGGATCATACTTCTTCTTTATACCAAGACTAGGCAATTTCTCCACAGGTTCTTTAACCAATATCGATCCCTGACGGGCTTTTTTTTCTAAAGCCTTACGTTCCTTACGTTGTGCATATGACTCATAGTTGGGGTTTATGGGGTTATTAAGCTCTAAGGGTGACGATAAGACCTGAACTGCTTTGGTTTTCTTCATTATTCTTCCTTTGAATATTAGCTAATTTTTCGAGAGCTTCTATTCGGCGTACCTCTAATTCATATTCTAACCACCATTGTCTGTAGCCAACATAAAAGAGTGTGATAAAAAAAATAAAAACCAAAATAGGTCCCTCAATAAAAGCCTTATTTTTCTTCATTAGGCATCTCCGGTTGAGGCATCCAATATAAAATATCTTTTAAATATACCTGACTTCCCGGACTCGAGCCTGCACAACAATCCGAAGTCACCCAAAAACAATTAACATATTCTGGGATAGTAGAAGTAGTCTTCCAATTCTCTTCGTATTTTCCGGTATAAATATCTTTGTAATCTTTTATAACTAAGAGAACTTTCTGGCCATGAATAGGTAATTGATCTTTTACACTAATCCAGTTCATAGGAATGTTTTTCATTAAAGCTCCGTAATAGTAAATTCTGTCCTAGGGTTATCTTTGTCATATACCTTCCTAGAAGTTATAGAGGTTATAATACAATGATCAAGTATGAGTATTCCTTCTATAACTTTCTCTAAGTATTTTTGCAAATCATTTAAGCTGGGCCTGTAAACATGATGGGGAGTTTCGCGGAGCACAGAAGGTACGCTGGCTACATAAAAAGTAACATCCATCTTGAGTGGCCCACTGTAGATTTCTTTGCCATCGTGCTGATCCCAAAGTTGGTTAGTATAAGTCATCTTAGCCTTACGCAACATCATGTGATATCGGGGTGTCGATGCCTTAGCATACATAAAAGGTTGCGGCTCACCTAAAATCACATACAGTTGGGCTATGCTCGAAGTTTTTCCCCTTGCTGGTTCATTCATACTATCTCTCCTGTGATCGATTGACTATGGTCATCCTCGTTCGCGTTAAGGGCAGCCGGGAACTCCTCAATAGTCATATTTCGTTTATTCCGATTAAAAAATCCTAACGCGGCTTCTTGTCCCCATAGCTTAGCAAGTTTCTGAACACCATCAAGAACTTCGGGGGTTTCCCAATTCTCTTTGGGTTTGCGAGGAGGGCGCCAATAAGATACAAACTGTGGACGCAAACTCACTCTTTCCCCTTTTTGGAAACTCTTAGTAGGATTCTCAAAAAAGTTAGGTTCACTATAAGCTTCAGTTGGTATTGGAAGTGTCCAATCTACCATAAGCGCGTTGAGTGGTTGTTCATTAAACTGCTCGAAGAGTTCTTTGACGTACGAATGGTTAGGGGTAATATTTCCTTTAAGGCAATAGTTATCACAAATCTTCAAAAAGTATCTAAACGCAGTATCCCTATTTGTGATATTAGAAAGCTTACTAGTTGCATGTATGATAGCTTCAGGCGGATACGCCGCTAGAGATACCTTACCCCAAATGGTTAAGGGTAATCCCTTAACCTTAATAGCTTTTATCTCAGAATGAGTACGTCTATAATCATAAATCTTCATTACTACTTCACCTTTATCTAAAAATTTATAGGATTTAGGAATTTTACTATTCTCTACGTTGTATCTTTTATCTATTACCGTATATATATCCGATTTTTTAATATCAGTTATGAAAGGAGGAGAGTCGGTAACATAGGAATGTTCCCTCCTCTTAGTTATTGTAGACAACTTGTCAGTGTGAAATTTTTCTATATTAGAAATGTTACTAAATGAATAGAAGATCGCTAGTGATAGATATTTAAAAGAGGGTATCCATTTAGAGAGGGCGGCTCGTACTGTGGGTATAGAAAAATAGGAAGAGATCTTATAGATACAAGAACTCATATGCCTATAGAAAGTTACTAGGATCCCATCTTCCACTAAAAGGTTAATGACATTCTTAACTGTATTGATATGGCAACGAGCATACTTAGCTATCGTAGCATGGCTAGGATGAGCATTATGATATCTATCATGAAACCAATTTATAATATTAAATATTTTTATATAGAACGGACATCGGATATCTCGTTTAGCTAGATAAGATACCGGATTAGAAATCAGATCTTGGATCGGCTCAGGATTTATTTTATAAAAAGCTTGATTTCTATAGGAGAATTTCATATTATATGAACCTCATGTATGAACCGCATGTTTGTAATATGAACCTCATGTTTGTAATTGGAGAATTTCAAATATGTTCCGTCGGGTAATATGATCTGTAAAGCTTTCATAATTATTCGCTTATGTTAATGACCAACTCTTTCCTAGCCGATGCCAATCAACCAGAAAAGTTGTGTTCATGTGGACAAAAAAATTTCATTAAGAGCTGAGCGAAACAATCGTTTCAGCTCTTTTGGGATTAAATTATGACTAGCAGTATATCTATTATCTTATAGATGTCAATCTAAAAAGATTTTCTCTTTAATTTCCTAGATTCCCTAGGAGCCTCTGGACTTGTATTGTAAGATTCGTTATAATTTCCTTAAGTATTATTTAAACTTGAAGGATATTATGGCTGCAACAAAACACACAAGTATACGAATTTCTATTCCTATATATAAATTATTGATGGATCATCAACAAGAAACCGGTTTATTAGTAAGCTGGATGGTTGAGCGTGGATTAGAAATGTATTTCGAAAAAATAGGCAAACTCCCTCCGAAAGAGTCCAAATCCAAGGATTCTAATGACTGAACAACAACAAATAAATCAAATCAATTCAGATCTATATGCAATGAAAAAAATTGTGGCGGCGTTGAAAGAAATAATAACAATAGACACTAAGCGTATTACTAATCTCGAAAATTCCATTAAAAATCATCAAAACGTTTTAAATGAAATTTTAAGCCATATTAAAACGCTAGCTCAAATAGATGATGCCCTTAATAAACGTATAGATATGTTGGATTCTAATGACTGAAAAATCAATTTTTAAACCAAGTGCTACATTTTCAGAGATTGTAGAATTACAAGAGAAACGTATAAATGATCTTGAGCATCAACTTGAAATTTTAAAGGAAATACAAAGAGTATATGAAGTATCACTGCGTGTACTTTCCGAAGATTTGAACAAGTTGGAACAAAAATGTCATTAGAAATCTGCCCCTTCTGTAACCAACAAACTAGATATAAATGGAAACGTTGTTGTTATTTATGCTATATAAAATATTGGGAGAAGATGAATGGAGAAAGAAATAACATTTAAATGTCCGGGATGTAAACAATCATTTACTGAAATGCGTCCTGTATATCCTGATGATTATGAATTTCCCAAAGGAATAAATGTATGTGTTCCTTGCTTCCAGGAATCTCTTTCGTTTCCTCCGGAGGATAGCTTCTTACCTCTTCCCGGTAAGACTCCTAAAGAAGAAGGTACTTTTGAAGAAAGAGAATATAAAAGAATAGAGCGAGTATTTGATGAAGGAAGAACTCGCAAAAAAGATATTGGGAGAAGATGAATGGAATCCACAAAATCATTAAAGGAAAGTAATGGAAACTAACTTAGAAATAAAAATAAAAGAGTTAGTAGCTGAAGCAAATAATAAATTTGAAAAACTAACTTTATTAGGAAAACGAATCTATGAAATAGAAAGTACTCTAAATAAAGTTAAATATCACTCTCCTTTTAGAATGCACCTTCCCCACCTTACTGAATCTTCTTATTTTAGCTGGGAACCTCTTTCGGATCCTAAAAATAAAACATGGAGATTGTTTTTAATTACCGAAGATGAATCTAAAAATCCTCTTAGAGTTGCTTTGTTAGAAGCTAAGGTACCCATTAGACTTAAATATGCCAAATATCTAGAACTATTTATAGACGCTTGGTTAGAACATATAAAAAATGAAAAAGAGTATATAGATAAAACATTGGAGAAAGATAATGGAAATTGATTTTATAAAGATACTAGAAACTATAAGCCTTCAATCAGCTAAGCTAGCTCGACTTGAAGCTCAAATACAGCACATGGAGTCCTCTAAAGAACCTACAAGATCAACTGATCTTAAGGATCTCTTTACTGCTCTAGCTAAAGCCCAAGCAGAGATGCCCATAGCTGCTCTTAATAAGGGTAACCCTTACTTTAAGTCACGCTATGCTGATCTTGCATCTATTGTCAGCGCTTCACGTCCTGCTTTGACTAAGTATACCTTGTGCGTAACACAGGATATTATATATAACGAGCATGGCCAGAGTATTTTATATACACGCTTAGGTCATAGCAGCGGTCAGTTCCTAGAGTCACGTATGGTTATTAATCCTCCAAAGAATGATATACAGACTATCTCATCATATACTACTTACTTAAAGCGTATGGCGTATGCTTCCCTGGTGGGTGTAGTTACTGGAGATGAGGATGATGATGGCGAAGTAGCGATGGTTAATACCCGGGAGATGATAGCCAAGGGGCCATCCACTATCAACAAGTATAATCCTAAGGATGAGAGCCCTGAAACAATAACCAAAGAACAATTAGAAGAGCTTGAGTATGAGCTCGAGGCAGTTCCAGATCTTGCTGAAGAAGTTATGGATAAATTAAGGTTACAATCCCTCGCCGATATGCCAAAATCTAAATACATGGTATCTCTTCAACGTATAAGAGAAATCAAGAGTAGCCGTAACCGATAACCCAGGAGAAACAGATGAACAAATCTATGTTTTTAACCTTATTGTGCCTACTTCCTCTCGATCTTAGTGGTGCTAAAGAAGTTAATACTCCAAAGGAGAGTCTTATGCCGAAGCTAGAAAATAAAAAAGAGCTTATTAAGCATGGAGCTATAATAGCCCTGGTGGTATCTACGGGTCTTGGATGTGGATATTTAGCACTAGAAAACCAAGATCTTAAAAATGAAAATGCTAAGATCAAGGGCGCTAAAGATCAGGCTAATGACATCATTAAAAAGATGGCTACAATCTTTGTGAAAGTTAACCAAATCCGGGGTCAGTTCAAAGAGCTTGATGATTCGTTTGCCAAGATCCAAGCTAATACTACTGATGAGAGAATGCATGGCATTAATGGTGAAATAGTATTCCGCTCTATGGCATCTAAAGACTTAGAAGATTTTGAAAAGAAGTTTGCTGAGTTTTCTACCTTAATGGGCAAAAGTCCTCATAGCTTAGAAGAGCTTGAAACAATTGAGTAATCCCTGGCATAAACCTTCAGCACAACCAGTCCCAACCAATGCGCTTATTCTTCTGATATATACTTCTCAATACTCACTCTGTTGTGGACTGGTTACTGCTGGATCTAATGAGAATGAACGCAGTTTTAGTGGTTGGTGCTCAAACATCCAAACCTCTATGATAGATATAAGTAAAGTTAAATACTGGATGTGGGTACCTAATTTACCAAATAAGGAAAAAGATGGAGATAGCCCAAGCCAATAAATGCAATTGCAATATATGTCCAGGTCCGCTATATTGTCGATCTGCCTATGGCAAAATAGCCATCATCAAAGATCACGATGGTAAACCGTTTTGGTATGTTCAAAAGAGTATGAATCCAAATATCTCTACTTGGGAAAAGATTACAAAATAGTAATGGCTATAGCCAGAACAAGTAGTATTAAGAAATGTTCCTGTTATGTGAACACTGTGTTACGAATGACAGGTCACCTTATGCTTTCTGGATAAGGTGACCTTTTAAATATATACTTTATAGCTAAAAATTACAAATCTATACTGATTGTAAATCTAAAAGCTTCTCTTCTATAGAAACCATTCTGTCTATTAAGTTGGTAATAGCCTTTTGTTGTTCCTTTATGATCCGTTGTTGTTTTTGAATTTCATTCAAGAGTAAGGCAGGAAGCTGGTGATCTCTAAGACCAAGAGGTTTACCCCTATCATCATAAAACACTAATTCTGGAAGAACCTCATTCACTTCTTCAGCTATTAATCCAAACTGCTTTACCTTATCTTCATCATGCTTGTAGATAAATGTAACAGGCCTTAGTTTATAGATAGCCTCCGAGGTAGAGCTCATGTCTTTTACATGCTCTTTAAAGCGTATAGAGGATACAGCTACTCCAAGTTGCCCAGTAGCTCTTACTTGAACTGCCACGCCTGCCGCTATAGCTACTCCGCTAATCCCACCTATAAAGCATGAAGTTGCTGTAGATCCTGATTGATCACCTATGTGGATAGCTAGGTTCTCGCCAGCTACACCAACAGAGCGTATACAAATATTAGAACTTTCATTAGCTGTATAATTAGAACCAGCGCCTGAGCCTAAAAGTACATTGTTCGCACCATTCATAGATGCTCCAGCATTAAATCCAACTATAACGTTGTCCGCAAAAGTTTGGATCCCATTACCAGCTTGTACACCTATACATGTATTACGCTCAGATTGGCCCGCAACGGATTGAAAAGTACTACCTGCGCGTCCTAACCATACGTTATTATTAGCGGTTCCAGGATATGCATGCACAAAGGGAAGAGAGTTGATTCTAAGTACACCGATGGTAGGGCTTATAGTATCGGGTAAGTCTATGAGGGTTTCACTTCCACTAGCTTCTAGATTAATACTATTAGCTCCATTAGTGATAGTAACTGTTCCTCCTGTTGAGGTAAGATTAGCCCAAGTCGGTGCAGTACCTCCTCCTATAAGAACCTGACCATTGGTACCTGTAGTAGATGATAAAACGCCACTTCCATTAGTCTGTACGACTCCAACATGGTTAAGACCAGCAAGAGTAGTAGTTCCATCAAGAGTAGTTGTTCCTAATACATGTAGGTTACCATCTACAGTCAAGTTACCACTAAACACAGGGCTACCCGTTAAACTAACGGTAACTATAGAGGTAGAACCACTGGTAGTAATATTAGATCCTCCTAGAATAGAGACAGCTCCTCCGGATTCAGTTGCCATTCCAGAATCGGTAAAGATGGTAGTTACACCACTTCCACCGCTTGATGAGATATTAACCCAGTTGGCTACGCCTCCAGCAAGAGAGGCTAAAAAATAAAGAACCTCCATAGAGGTATCTAACCAGAATGATCCTACGTTAAAGTTCTGATTGTCGTTAGCTGTAGGGGCCCTGGGGAAAGAATACATGGGGGCCGGTGTAGCTACGTTAGTGCCTACGTAGGCTAGTGAACTTATACCTGATAATCCTAAACTCATTACTTTCTCCTTTAAGCTACTCTAAATCCACTAAAATATGTTGCAAGGGCTCCTGCTCCTGTTCCATCAAGGTTAACGGTTTTAGCACCATTAGCTATGTTAGCTCTTGCTGAAGCAGTATCCCCAGAAGTCATTGGAACTAACACACTAGTATTAGCGAAATATTGGATGTCTCCCGAATTATTACCTCCTGCAGCAAATGGATTACCAATTTGAAGACCATAAGTATGACCAGTCGTTACTAATATCATTTGAAATAAGGTGTGAGCAGAGGTGATATTGTCGAATGCAAAAGATACTGTAAAATAATAAAGACCAGTAGCAGGGGCTGTAAATACTCCAGTTCCAGTATTATATGCACTTCCATTATTAAAAAGAGTGCTAGTCATTACTGATGACGTAACAAAAGTACCATCTCCTGTCGCATTAGCAATACTAGCAGTGGGATTATAGGCAAAAAATTGTGTTGTAAATGGTCCCGCTGGTATAGTAGCAGTTCCTAATTGGTTAGTAGAAGAATTTATTGTAACCATTTGGGTATTGCTTACGGTATTGCCATTAATACCAGCAATGTACGCAGTATTAATTTGAGCAGTCCCAGTACCAGTTGCTGAGCCTATTCTAAGCACATTGCTCTCACCAGTGGTTCCAGTTACCGAAGATCCAATCAAAATATTGCTAGATTCTGCGCTATTATAGAGCGATCCAGTATTATAACCAATGCAGCAATTGTCCGAGCCTGTTGTATTATTAGATCCAAAAGCAACGGCTCCTATTGTAGAGTTATGAGAACCACTATTGCCCTGGCCTGCAAAGTAACCAACTCCAGTGTTAAAATCGCCAGCACCTCCAGTGATTCCTCCACCAAGAGCAAATCGGCCTAGAGCACAATTAAAATTCCCTCCAGTTAGGGTATCAAGAGCATGCCATCCAAAACCCGAGTTGTAGCTTCCAGTCGAGGTTCCTACGTTTCCAGCAGAATTCCCCACATAAGTATTTTGGGTAAGATAAGTGTAACTGAGAGTTAGGGCTGCGCCTGAGCCTGTAAATACAGTAGAGCCTTCAGTTCCACTTATGGTCACCGTTGCTCCAGTCGCTGAGCCTGTATTACCATCAAGGGTGGTTATACCACTACCGCCCCCACCTCCAGGTTGCCAGGTGGGTAGGAGGGCTGCACCATTAGAGGTGAGCACTTGCCCTAGGGTTCCTGTCCCTACAACTGATTGTATAGGACTGGTTGTAGTAATACCCCCGCATAGAACTGCATAGGAGGTTAGGGATTGATCACCCGTTCCGCCCTCTATTACGGGCATCGGAGATTTTCTTTTATACGCCATTATACTCTCCTATAAGTTGTAGGCATTGAGGACAAAGTTTCTAAACCCAGAAATAGTGTTAATGCAATAGATCCACTCCGCATAACTCATAGAGGTATCGGGAGATCTTCCACCCACAAGAATGGTTCCGCTAGGATAGGTACAATCAATGTTGAATATATTCTCACCTGCGAGATCCTCTATTAGAAGAAATAAATCAGTGCCATTATTAGAGATTAGGGAAGCTATCCCATTAAATGGGGTGTATTGGTTTTGGCTTGGTGTAAATATAGAAGCAATAATAACGTTATTGAATGCTATATAAAATTGCAGAAGAGCTAAAAAATCCGTAATAGAAAGCGTTACATCGCTAGTGGATACAAAAGATACATCAGGAACTCCATTATCATAGGTAAGCGTATCTATGAGAGTTGTACCATTAAGTTTAACAGTTCCTATAATAGTTCCTGCTATACCATCAGTAATGATTGTTGAAGTGATTGCCATACTATCTCCTTAAAAAATTTCATAACTTGTGCCATTAAAGATCACATCTATTGCTTCGAATGCCGTATTCATTACAAATGTAGTAGCTCCATCTATAGTGACTGCTCCACCAAGAGTGGTAACGGTAATATTATTAGTTGCTGCATTTCCAGTGCTATCTTTAATCGTATAGGTACGTCCAGTTGCTGGAGCATTAGGAAGCTCTATGGTAATAGCTAAACTAGATGTATTAACTCCCAAGTACTGATCTGTAGTTAATACTACATAAGGAGTAGTAGTTACAGAAGTATAGTTAAGAATAATAGTTCCATTATTACTAATGGTTAGAGTATTAGTTCCGGGGTTTCCACTTACTGTTATTGTACCTGCACCAACTATATTTATATTATTAGTCCCGCTTGGACCAACTGCTCCTCCTGTATTACCTGTAAGGGTTTGCACTACGCTTCCAGGAGGAAATGTTCCATGAAGATAACTACCCGCTTGAGACATATTACCTCCTTAGCTTGCACCATAAAATGTTGATACATATACAGATCCTAGGGTAGGAGTTCCTATGGTCCTTACATAGACCCTAGTCCCTATAGGAAGGTTTAGGGCTCCTCCGGTAGTAGTCTTATTAGATTCTACGTCTACTAATAAAAATCCTGAGGCTGGAAGGGGAAAATGGTCATTAACGCCATCAAAGGAAAACATTAAAGTAGCATCTGTTAGATTTTGAATAAATAATATCCGGCAAGGAAATACAAATGAGGTTCCTATTCCTGCATAAGTTCCGCTAATAGATCCAAAGGCCAAAGATCTAACCGGTTCAGCTGCTAGCCTTACAGCAGTATTTATAGCCATTATATCTCCCTAAGGTGATTATGATCAGTATTTATGCATCCCTCTAGGCTATACCCTAAGAATATACAGGGAGTTCTTTCCCCTTTAGTTTTAGAGGTATAGAAACAAACCACCGAGGTTCGTGGTGAAGGTGTGTTTTTGTTCATTACTATCTCCTAATTAGCAGTAGGTTGGTAATAACCTGAAAGGTAAATATTACCAGTTCCTGCTGTGCCTTTTACATAGATAACGGTATTAGCAGCAAACTTGGCTATATTGTTATTAGGCTGGGAATTTGTTTGGGATTCTATTTGAAGGGTGCTGCTTGCAAGAATAAATTCATGATCAGTAACGCCATCATAACTAAGGGTAACTGCCTGGGTAGATGAGTTCATTACTCTAATCAGAAAGCAAGCTTGTGTTAATCCGAGGGGATTAATAGCTTGATAAGATGTGGTAAGCGTAGAGGATGCGATATTGGTCAGAGCTATCGCTTGGACGCTATTTTTTACTGCCATTACTACTCTCCTAAATTAACTAACTAATTCTGCTTCTGCTGGAGCCGCTCTTGCTCTTTTTTTACAGCTTCGGCTGCTTCTTTTTCCATCGAAACGATGGCCGCTGAGAATCTAGATGCTATCTCGTGACAGTCTAAATATGGAGCTCCAAGTGGAATAGTAAACGAATATACTCGTCCATTAAGCTCTTCTTGAATTAAGGCTATATTAGATACGTTCATTTTAAACTCCTTGTTATCAATTAATGATAAGATAGTCTATCACTCCTCCCACGCTAATTAAAGCATGGGAGGATAAAGGACATAATGAAGTGATCTTATGCTGCTGTTGTAAAGTTAGTCCATGTACCAGCTGCATCTGTAGCTATATAAAATCTGGTAGTGGTTGTAGTCGCACTAGTATTAATATACAGAGAGCCTTTAGGTACAGTAGCCGAGGGAGCACCCGCACCAAAAAGTATTTGAGGGCCAGTAGAGCTTAGAGCAAATGTTCCTGCCATGTTAATATTACCACTTCCAGATCGGATGGTGGTAGTAGCAGCACCAGTAGTACTTCCTATAATAACTGTATTAGCTACCGCACCTGTAGCTATATTAACAGCTTTAGCGTTAGTTGCACCGGTAGCCACGTTTACGGTAGTCGCACCAGTTCCAGTTCCAAGGTTTACTATGTTAGTACCGCTAGAAGAGCCCAGGGTTATAGCACCTGTTTGGGCTGTTCCGCCTATTGCTATAGTACCTGTAGTTGTAGATGTTCCAATGGTATAAGTAGAAGCACCTACTCCATCAAGACTATAGTTACCTGTTCCAACAAGGTCAGTTATACCTGAAGCTCCAGTTGTAGAACCTATAGAAGTTGTAGCTGCACCGGTTGTATTAATAGTGGTTGTACCGGTTAGGGATATAGGTCCAGGAGTGACAGTAAGGGAGGTAAACGCTCCGCCTGCACCTGTTATAGCTTCCCAAGTAGCAGATGCTGAGGCTACTGAGGTTAGGATCCACGCCGCATTAATGGCTTTATAGACCCATATAGTACCTACTTGATAACCTGTATCACTAGTAAGCGGGGCTCTATTAGCTACTACAGGGGCTGGGAAAACGTTTTGTAGGGCATTAGTAATACCATACGCAGTATTAAAGAATTGGGGTGTCATTACTATCTCCAATAAAAGGATTAAATTGCTTCAAAATCAGCTTATAAAAAATAATAAGTAGATTGCAAGTTATAGTTGACTCCTTTGCACAATTGTGCAATACTAAGATATGAAATATACAAAGTGAGGATAAAATGAAATCAGCTAAAGAACCAATGAAGCGCTTAGTATTATGGCTTCCTTTAGATTTGCATATAGATATTAAAAAGTTGGCTGCTCAATACAATATGCCTATGTGTAAATATATAATGCAGGCTTTGGTGCCTAAGGTTTTACATGATAAAAAGTTAAATGAATAAGGACAATAATGAACTGTACTATTAAAGAAACACATTGCCATGATTCTAGTGAGAATTGCGTAGGCTTTATAGAAGATTGTGAATTACATTTTGAGATATGTTTTGATGGATGCCATGAAGAATGTGCTTGTCAGGATTTTGAATTATGAACTTTCTTAAATATTATTACTTAAGTGTAATATGGTTATTACCAATGGTTATTCTTAATTTTTATAGAACTTTTAGAGGAGAACATACCAGTGCAGAAAGTTGTATAATAACATTGTTAATAGTAATAGTAGCGGCAATATTACTTAATATTTTCGTTACAATGGATAAATAATTATGAAATATGATACAGATAAGACAAAACGCTTAATTATTTTAATAGTAAGTGCTCATATATTATTGTGGATTCCTAGTATCATATCATATTTTAAAAGCGGGTATTTTCTAGAAACACCGCATGGAACTGGAATAATTATCGCATTATTATGTGTAATATTAGTTAACCTAAGATAGAGAAATAAATAATGAATATCGTATTAGCATGCTGCATGGTAGCAATAACACAAACAGTAGCCGTAGGAATAGCCTTTATTGTAGGCATAGAAATCGGTAAACGTCTTAAATAAATAATAGTGCAACAGGTGTTGCACAAATGTCGGGGGGCATTATGGACTTCATAAAAAGAGATATGAATTGGATAGAAATAGCGAAAGTACTTTTTAAGCTTAAACAAAAGCGTAAAGAGATTGAAAAAGAAGAAAACGAAGTAGAAAAGATTCTTAAAGAATTAAGCGAAAACCAATCTTCTATGGGTGGACAATTCGTATATTCTTATAGTTTACGTAAAGGCTCCATAGATATAGAAAAAGCTACAAAAGAGCTTAATTTGAATCTTGAGCCTTATAGAAAGCCTGGTTCTAAAGTTTGGAAACTTGAAATGCAATTAATGGAGGTCTAATGTTATCCACTATATTATTAATAGGCGTTTGCATGCTTACCTCTCCTATTTTTTGGCTAGCGGTTTGTATATTAGGCCTATGGGTCATATATTCCGCAGAAAATAATAACTCTGATATGTATTAAGCACCTACTTTAGTAATCCTAAGCTTCAATCCCTCAGTAGGCATTTCTTCTTTATTTAAAATATTATCTAGCTTTTGAGCATCACGGGATACCTTGGAAACATTAAATAAAGTAGCATTTTTAAGCATATCCGAGTAGGTTTTGCGAGCAGCTGGATTTTTGGATATTAATTGCAGGAACTTAACTATTTGATCAGTTCCTAGGGCTGCTGCTCCTAGTCCTGCCGCAGTAGCTCCGGTAGGCAACACTCCTTTGGTCAGAGCGCTTCCTACTAATCCAACTCCAGCTCCACCACTCAATAAAGCTTTAAGGGTAGGATTAGATATTTTTTCTTGGATCTTAGGATTGCTTTCAAAAAAGCTTCTTATACCACGTGATTCTGCCATAGCTTTATAAGTATCTTCGGCATTTCTCCAAGCAGTTCCAAAAGCTGGGTTTTGTTTCTCATAGTTACTGATAGGTTCTTTAATGTCTCTTATAATTTGATCTAAGTAATGCTTAGTTTTACCATAAGATCTTGGATACCATTCATTAAGATCAGCCTTTAAATTAGTAAGCTCGCCAACTGGAACCTTATCCTTTAGTCCTACTACCTGATCCAAAGTGTTTAATCGATCTAATACAAAATCTTTATTAGGAAAATCCCGCTTAGAGATATCAGCTATTAACTTAGTGGTCTTATGACGGAGGGGCCTTACATCTATAAGATCATTAGAGGCCATTTCACGGGCTGTTTGATAATCTTGACGCATTCTATTACGTAGCATATTACGTCCACCTAATAGACTGGCGGTTACCATTCCCCCTATCTTACCTACTGTTTTCCCAGTTTCTTGACCTCCAAAAACAGAACCAATTAATTCTCCAGCTTTTCCTCCTAATGCTCCTGCGCCAGCAATCGTAGCTGCCTTAGCAAATGGAATCTTACCTTTAACTGGCAATGCCAATGTAGAAAAATCAGAAATAAGCTCTCCAAGAAATTCTTCGGTAGGAGATTGTGGAGCAATATATTCTTTTGAACCTCCCAGCAATTCAGAAATAGGTTCAGTTACTTTTTGCCTAATATCTTCACTGGTTTGTAGCAAAGGAACTTTTCCTGGCAAAGGAGATGGCTCACCTGTTAGTTTTTGAATGCCCCAATTAGCTGCACCTAATCCAAGATTAGCTATATCGCCGGGTAATCCTAAAAGAGATTCAGTTGCACGTGCTCCTAATTGAGCTAATCCCCTTTTTCCTACAAATCCTTCTGGTTGTGCATCTCCAACCTTAGTTATTTTAATAGCCATTATTGCATCCTTGCCCACCCACCACCAGTAGGTTTTTTAAATATAACGCCATTTCTAACCATATATTTATTACCTTCATCATCTTCAGCTTCAGATCCCGAAGGTAAATTCCTTAAAGAGTCTAGTCCTACTTCTTGACCAGCACTATAAGCTCCCGCTCTAGACTTAAACTCTTTGGCTAACTCATCTAATTCAGGTTTTACTTCTTTCTCAACTAATGCTTTCCAGTTGTGAGGGACTTCCCCATTATTTTCATCCATTAATCTCTGTAATACTTGGGTACGTAAAGATTTACCGCTATAAAGTCTTTCTAGCTTATCTATAATCTTATTTCTAGCTTCGGGTGTATTAGTAGCTTTAGGTATAGATCGCAAGAATTGCTTCATTTCAGCATCAGTTATACGGCCTCCAAATATAGGTTTAAGATCACGTAGGAATTCCTTTTCGAGAGATTGATAAACCTGCGTATCAGGATTTTTTAAAACATCATAATCTAAACCTAGTCGCTCTAGAGCATTTAAATATCCTGGATGGTCTAAGGTACCTTTAGCAGTAAGTTCTCTCATTTCACCAAGAGTATTTAATATTTCTTGAGCACGCTGCCCAGAAGCTATTTCTTCCTCTACCCCTTTTTGTACCATCTTGCGAGTAGTTAGCTTTTCAGTTTGGACTAATTTGTTCTCTCTATACTCTTCTAATTTACGCTGTTTTTCTTGTTCTCGAGTTAATCTTCTTTGAGGCGCAGCAGGTTGAGTTATAGGCGCAGCCCCAACTCCTTCTGGTGTGATTGCTCCAGGCGCGGATGCTTGTTGCGCTAGAGGAGATCCTTGTGCGCCACCTAATCCTGCTAGCTGTTGTTCTAATCCCATCGGTTGTTCTAGGGGTCCATAATTAGCTAGATAGGATTTTTGAAGAGATTCTGGAAGCAGGGATAACGCTGCTGCTTCTTGAGGTGTATACCCTATACCAGCAAACCCTTGCTGAGATTTAGCTTGTTGTTGGCGTGAAGCTAATTCAGTTAGCTTTTGCTGCGCTAGCATTTGAAGACCACTACTTAATCCACTACCAAGACCTTCACCAAGGTAGGCCCCTAAACCTTTCTCCTGAGGTAATATCTGTATAGCCATTATTGACCTCCTCCAAATCCACTTAATAATCCCATTAATCCTGACAATGGATTTCCACCACTTCCGGCAAATTGACCTAATCCTTGACCCAAACCTCCTAAGAAAGGCTGAAGAACTCCTAGTCGCTGAGGTTGATATGCGTTCTCAAAACCTCGCTGAGTTCCTAACCCCATTAACAATTGTAATAATTGTTGCTGCAGGCCTTGTTGTTGTTGGCCGAACTGTGCCGCATCCATTTGTAATTGTCTATCAAAATTAGCACCGGCCCTTCCTACGGCACTATTAAATGCACTGGAACCTGCATTAGATCCCATCCCAGCAAATCTCTCTGCTATAGAAGGAAGCGTGACTTCGTTATATTGTCTTCTTGCTTCTTGGGCAAAAGGTTGATATCCACTAATATCAGGTTTAGATCCATATCCACCTTGAAGTAATTGCATTAGTTGTTGGATGCCTTGATTTTGTAGACCTTGTTGCTGAGGTGTAAAAGTACTTACTTGTTTTATTTTACCCGGGCTACCTGTAAGAAAATTTGCCATAACTATCTCCCAATGTTTCTATTTAGTATAAAACTCTTAACATCAAGGTTACAATTTTTTACTTATAATTTTTTAAATCTTATTTATATTATCTAAGTCTCATTCTTATCTTAGAATTAATTTTTAAGAATAATGTAGGTCCTGTTTGCGGCAGGGCCTATTTTTATTGTTTAAGCCACTCTAATACCACGTATGTAACTGTATAAGCCGATCTATTTGAACCGGTTGTTATATTCACGTTGGTAGCATCTACGTTTAATTCTATGTTATTAGCTAAGGTAGGACTTGCATAAGGTATTGGTATAAACGAAGTACTTGGCTGTGTAGCCGTAGCATATATACGTGTGAAGGTAACACTTGAAGTAATAACTATTCCATGAGCTACGGATTTAGTACCAGTATTAGGAAGAGCCCCAAAGTTAATAACCTTCCTATAAACCTGCCGATAGGTAGGAGTAGTAGAAGTACTCGAATTATAAGCAGGATTTGGAAAGTAAAGCTGTCCATTAACAAACTCAGTTATAGGGTAGTATCCAGCATCTCTTAAGTTAAGCGTATTTGAAGTTAAGTTCAGGTTTTGGTATAAGCGTACAAAAAGCTCTTTCATCTCAGGATTAGGGAACTTTACCCTCTCAAGGCTCGACGTATCCCATATATTAGTCGTCGGTATAAACATACCTGTTTGATTAGCATTATTAGCCATTATTGCATCCTTGAAGTTGTAGGCTGTGTATATAAAATAATAGCCTCGATCTCAAGGTTTTCCCAAGCTATATTAGGATTCCGAAGCTGCGTATCATTCATATAAATTAGTATCTCTATACAGTTACCATCAGTTTGGAAATATATAGGATGCCATAACCTATCTTGGACCTGTTCTAAGGGATATAAAGTAATATCATAAGGGCTAGTTTCTAGGATATTATCACCCATAATAGCTCCGCTAATCTGGCCTTCTTCTATCATGGATAGTTCAGTATCAGATGGAGAGTAGTCTACTGTGACTTGTCCTGATTCAGTTTTAAATACACCAAAATCTATACGCTGAAGATAAAAGTTACGATCCTTATCAAGGTAGGGATTCCACTGCTTAGAGATAATACTATAGTTAGATACCCTTGTTGCCTGACCACCACCGGTATATGTCCCAGTAAATGCAGCATTAAGGGGTCCGATCACTACTGTATTAGCATCCACTACTGCAGCAACCGGATAGATACCTATGCCTGTTGTATAGTTTACATTGATACCACTAACACCTTGGGCATTCTCTATAGCTATATAGTCCTGGGATGTAGCTACAGGCGCACTACTATCTTCATTGTTAGAAAGTGTATGATCTACTATGGTAAGCGTAGCGTATGGAACATTAAGTATAGTTGTATTAACCATATTAGATATCTGCATAGCAGGAGCATTGCGCACTGTATCTCTTTCTATGGTAAAGGTAAACCCTTCTTGGTTACCACCTATTACCTGCCTTGGTTGAGGTTGCAGGAATCCATCAGCCCAGGTAGTAGAACCTGCCTGCTCCCAGGTTAGACCAATAGATGCCCATGTAGGCGCAGTTTGCTGCTGAAAGTAGCCATAAGCAGTTATACAATCATCAAGGTTAGCCCATGTTTGATTACGGTAATTGTAGAGTAGTATCTTGTTGGGATAGTTCTCGCCAACTGTTTCTCCATAGTTAGGAAAGCTCCAATAAACTACTTCAGCGGCATAGTCACGTATACCAAATACCCGCTCTACACTTCCTGAAGAGTTCTTTATATCAAATATCTCATCAGGTATCTTATTGTCTATACGAACTACGTTAGCACCATTACAGCTATGTACACCAGTAGAGCCTATAGTAACTACTTCTTGGTCAAATGGTACTGTACTAAATGTAGCTATAGCCCCAAGCTCGGTATTAATCTTCTGCCATATAAATGGTTCAACCTGGTTGCCTGTATAAGCTAGCTCCCAAGTACTTGCCTCAAAGTAAACAATAAGGCGGTCCTTGATGAATTCTGCGCTTATTATTTGCTCTTTTGTAGCCGCATCTATAAAACCACCACCATCATATCCTGTTTGATCAGGCTCTAAGAAAGCATTAGCCGCTGTAGGATCTCCAACGTGGGAAAACCGGGCTCTATTAACATAGGCACTATTAGTTCCTCCGGTTTGTTCTACTGTATTTAGGAGAACTAGCCGACTCTTAAAACCTACTATAATACGGGCTGTTTGGATGGTAGTAGATGAAGCGGTTATAACTGTGGGAGTAAATGCAGTAAAAGTAGATCCATTATAATAATACATAGGATCATCACTTACCGCTGGCGTTGGAACGGTAGCATTAAAGTTAGTAACAAATATATAACTATTATTAGCACCTACTCCACGGAAGTTAGTAGCCCAAAAGAAGTTAAGGTTATTACCTTTCCAGACGGTAGTTCCTATACGCTGCCAAGCACCACCAGTAAATATATACCCAAACTGAGTATCCCAACCTAGTGTAAAATAGTTATTAAGGCTTCCCGAGTCGTATACTTCAAATCCCATTACAGGCTCAGCAGGATAGAAGAATATTTGTGTAAGGGCTGTAGCACCAGTAAAGGTATAAACACCTGTAGTGGTATTATAGGTTCCCGTTCCACTTCCAGTATTAAGCATCGCTGCAGGAGTTCCTAAAACAGATACTGTAAATAACTGAGCTCCGATAGAAAACATCTGTCCTACTTTAAAGATGGCTCCGGGAACAGTACCAGTTGCATTACCTGATGCATCGGTTATACCAACAGCCGCACCTCCAGTAAGCGCGATTCTAAAGCGGGCAGTAAGTTGGGTTCCACCAAGTAATCGTGAGCCAAAACGTTTCTTTACTCGTCCTCGGAATACATAAGCATTGTTTAATAGTGAGAAGGCATCTTCAGGGATAAGAAACCGTTTCACATCGGTTTGAAGTCCACTATTAAATGGAGCTATCATAAACCTATCAAATGGCATATTAGACTCCTATGGCAAAATACCACACAGTTTTAGAGGTACCTGAAGCAGAATAAACTGTAAACTGAGTAGCTGAATCTATACTTTGCAAGAATATAGCTCCTCCATGAGATGCAGTATTACCCTGCAGTGTAACCTGGATGTTAAAAGGAGCAATAGTAAACGCAGGTATTGTAGCTCCTACTGGAAATGTTATAGCAGTCGCCGCATTAGCAGTAGCAACACTGGTTCCCCACTTTAAAAGGATACCTGATGGTAGCCGTGTCCAGCCATTAGTAGCTTTAGCTGAGCCTGTAAACTCTATAATCACGGGAGTATCAGTAGATCCACTCTGACGTTCTATAAACATCTGAGGATTAGTATCTAAGCCGGTTTTAACATAAAGGGCCATTTGGTTTCCAGCTGTTGCTGGATCAGATCCTTGGGTTCCTAATAAAACAAAGTTCTGAAATTGTGTAAATACAGGATTTAATGCTTGAAAATTACCTTTAACATCGCCCTGGGATTGCGCAAAAGCATCACTTGCGTTTGGAATGTTGGGTTGGTATGCCATTTTACTCTCCTAAAATTAAAAATTACCGCCTGTTTGGCCCCATCCACCCCAGCTAGATCCTAATAATCCAGTCTGCTCGGTATAGATAGTAGCTGTACGCTCATTTGTGTATTGAACTATTGTTCTTCTAAGACATAGAGTTTCTTGTTTGCGGTACTCTGGAAGAATAAGTTGAACACTATCCATGTCTAGCCGATCCTCAAATACCTTCTTTGCAGTGCCATAAGCGATGTACTGCCACCACTCTTCTAAAGCTGGAGCAGAAGTGGTTTCAAGTAATCTGGTAGGCCGGGCATAAGCTTCAAACTGAACACGATAGGGCTGATCTGGAATAGGTCTTAGAGTGATCTTGTCATCATAAAACAATAATGCCTGCGGAAGAGTAGTAGTGCCGGTAACAACTTGGCTATTAATAGGCTGGCCACTCTTAGGAGCAGTTCCAAATGTTATTACAAATGCTCCTGTATAGTAGTTTATATAGTTATTAAAGTATGGACCTGCATTAGGGCTTATGGCCGGATCTACAAAAGTATATGGTGCTATGCCAACTGGTGGAGTAGTAGGAAGAGCGTCTCGTGGGTACAGGTTACCCCAGACTGTAGGGTTACCGGTGACGCTATCTATAACTGGTACGTCAACAAGGTTAAGGCCGTTTTCATTAATATCTACAGAGTCAAAGAGGACTTCGTTTTGTAGGATAGATGCACTTTGGATAGAGGTTGCGCTAGAAGTTACATTAGTAAAATTGTTTTGGTTGTTTATTACGTTTCCATGAAAGGAAGTAGTTACGCCATCTCCAGTTACACCTATAGATTGGATACTATTAGTCATAGGGTATATGCCAAAGAACTGCTCTCTTGATTGTGAGAAGAAGGATTGGTATCCAGCTATATAAACTGGGGAGTGTATACTTATATATTTATTCTGAAAGTTAAACAGTGGTTGATTTGGAGCATTAGTAGTCGTACCTCCCGAAAGATCGGACCATCCAAAAGATGCAGTATCAGTAGGGTAAGTATCCTGAAAAGGGTTAGTAATAAATGTAAATGTGGTACGAAGGTTAAACATCCGTAAATGTTCAGGGAAGTCGTATACCACAAAAGTATTAATATAATTATTTAGATCATCAGTTGTCAGCTGAGACTCGGATGGGCTTCGGGTTAGCCTTCTAACTTTTTGTTGGATAGCGGCTAGGGTATTAGCTGGAGGATTTGTAGGATACGTTGCCATTACTCTCTCCTAAGGGATTAAAATATTCTGAACTGCGGCAGTAAGCTGGGCATTATCTTCGGCAAATGGTGTACAAATAGGGCATTGTTCATAGCTCATAGGGTATGCAAATACATCATAGTGAGTAGTATCTATACTGATGGTAAATGTAGTATTACCCCTCACCGTTATTTCACCGGCTTGTTGGTTTATTTGCTGCATTCCAAACCCTAGTGGGATATCCATGCGAACTATGTTTCCACTAATATAGTTATGGTTAGCACTGGTTGTAACGAGTGCTGGGTTTGCATTAGTTATAGAAGCTATTATGCTAATAGATGGGCCGAAGACTGGATTAGAAATGATTGTACAAGGACCTGCCATAGTTTATATTCCTGACATTTCTACAGTAACCAAAGGTTGTCCGTTTGGTGTCAGATCTTCTGTTTCAATAAACTCAAGACTTTGGAAACTGCAACGTCTTACTCTTTGGCCTATCTTTTGTATATGATGGCCATCTTCACTCATAGAGTAAGAGTGTATTGGATACCATAAATTCTTATTTAAATGTTTAGCTACTCCCAATGGGACACTATAGATCATTCCATCAACAAGGGTAAAAGCTTCTACTGGATCTTCTTTATAAGCCTTAAAGTTAAAGCTCATTGTTCCGCCTGGGACTTCATGGAATCGGAAGATCCCCTTTACCATTTCTCTATCTTTATCACGTTGATATCTAAGATTGTGCTTAACTGGTTCTTTTTTAGTTTTTACTTCTGACATTACTAATCCTTTAATTTAAAGAAGGAGGCCCTTGCGGGCCATCCATCGTGTTTTTTATAGACCGCCATATGTTGATTTACCAGCACGCCAGTACATCACATCTCCAGTAGCTACGTTTCCTGAAGACCAAGCTATAGAACCAGATGGTCCTAGGATTGGTGTGGTTAGGGCAGTACCGTTACCACCTGTTCCAAGGATCATGCCAAGGAAGCCAGTGTTAACAGTAGAATCCGCTAGAATACCTGAGTTGGTATTAAATATTTGCTGACCAGCAATAGTTGGAACTTGGTTACCCATGTTAACTAGAGAGGTAGCAGTATCTTCACCAAAAGGTACAACAATTGGGAACGAGCTTGGTTGCTGTGCAATTGTTGGGAATGTGAATGCTGTATAGCCAGTTGTATCTATGTTTATTGTGAAATTGTAGTCATCCACAACAGTTAGAATAATAGCGCTAGCAACAGACCCTGTTGGGAAATAGTTGTTTAGGATTTGTGGGTTAAGTTGGATCATTCCCGAAACCGCAGGAATACTAAACCTAATCTCTTGTCCTGGTGTCAATCCGTGAGCAATAGCAGTACTTACCTGAGCATTTGTTGCCTGAGTAATGTTTGTTATTAATCTACGTCTTGGGTAGAACAGTGGGTTATTAGCATTGTAAACAATACGATAGAACCCAGCACCACCTATAGCACCTGGAGCAGTAGCTAGAGCGTTTGTTGCTGTCATGAGTGTAAAGCTTGTATTAACAGTAACAGCACCTACTACAAAGTCTTGACCATTAATATCACTTTGAGCTGTATTACTTAGTCTAACTACTGTACCAACAGAAACGCCAGCTGTGCTAGCTGTGCTTACTACAGGTCTTGTAGCATTAGTAGAAGCTGTTGTTGCTACGGCAGGCCCGAGTAATGGTTGAGCTCCTAATGATTGAGCTGATGGATCATAAAGAGTAAATCCACCTGATACAAGTGTATCACCATCAAGAACAGCAGATGCTGCACCTTTATATCTAACGATACCTGTACCCGCAGCCATTCCACGTTGCCAATAGAACTCTTGCGCATTGGAAGCGTTCGCTGTTCCATTAAAATAAGCACCTGTGGTTCCTACTGTTCCGTATTGAGTATAGTTAACTACTGATACCCAATCGGCATTAGAAGGGATTTGGATTATCCAAGGGTTAGCTTGTCCTATTGAGGCAACTCCAGGGTTAGGGTTAGCTAATCCAGTAGAGTTAGCAACAAATGTACCTTGTCCTATTATAGTTCCGTCCATTCTACTCTCCTTAAGCTAATGTAGCTCTTAAATTGATTACCCATTGATCATTAGTAATTCTTGGAACTTCTGCGAATTTATATCCAACAGAAGCATTAAGAGCTAATGGGCCATCATAGATTGGTGGACGATATATAAAGGTTGCGCTGTATCCATCTTGTTCAATACATGCATAAGCTTCCATACCAACACAGAAGATATTGTATATATCTGCTCCTAATGCAGAAGCATTAGCAGAAATAGAACCAATGGATGATATTAGGAATCTTAGGTTACCAATAGCACCCCATTCGCTTCTAAGAGCGTTCATAGGAGCTGGGTATTGGTTCTTTTGGATAAAGCCTTGTACGTTATCCAAGTTACCTGTTAGTTGAGTTGAACATAATGCAAAGTAAGCATCACGAACTGGCGCTGTACCAAACTTATCTTCACCCTCGATGTTATCCATTCAAATCTGTTACTTTGGTGACTCTTCATTTCTTTGGGAAATGAAGAGCGGGGACTTTCTCTACTTATCCCTCACTGTGTTTCCACAATGTTCAGAGCACCGCATCTTAGATTCTTGTATAAGTTCATTAAAAATTTCAACTATATCTGCATAGTCGTTATGCCATTCTCCACAATCAATATTTTCATCGATTATTATTTGGCGAAGATATTCTAATTTTTTTAACTTTTTACAACAATCTAAGTCTTCTCGCTTGCTACGTTCAGGCTGATTAGGTAAAGGCATTTCTTCTACAAGAACCCAATTAAATCTACAAATATCATATGATACAAATATTTCCCAGTGTTCTATATTTCCAAAAGAAGTATCTTGAAATATTTGCCAATATTTTCCTATTTTACCCGGAATCCCTGTAGATTTTTCAATTAAACATCCTTTATGTATAAAACCATTTCTATCACAAAGATATAATAATTGATTTAATTTAGGTTCTTCTTCTATTGAACGCCATTTCATAATCTTGCCCCTTGTTACCGGTTACGCTTGTACTACGGCTTCCAAGTCTATCAGAGAAGATTTAGACACGACAATTTTTATCGTGTAAGCATTATTACCTAATAATGTTCTTACAACTGTATCAACATCAGAGCGTGTGATTTCTGTTGGGTTATCACCGTTTACACCACCTGTACAGTTAATAAAGCTAGCTGTTGAGGCTAACATATCACGTGTAAGTTGATCTTCTGTTTGACGAAGTGAAACTCCAAGTCGAGCCGCACATTCGTTTAATACTGGATCTTGGTTCTGCAAGGTACAATCTGTTACTTTTGTGACCTCTTACGAGGCGGGGAAACCTCTTCGGATCTCCCTCTCTATGTTTCCATAGAGTTCAGACTATCGCTTCACCTTATGGTGTCTACCCGCTTTAGTCGTTTACGCTGGCTTTAATTTACGATAAACTAGTGTATGACTATTAATCGTAAAGGATATTATATGATTAGCAAATATGTACGTAAAGAATATACCATTGCTCAAATTGCTTATCTTGCAGGAATTATGGACGGAGAAGGAGCTTTTCTTATAGGCGCCTATGCCAAAAATCCTAAAACAGGAACTCCACATTTTCACACAACTATGCAAGTAAGTTCTACAGATATTTCGTTGATAAATTGGCTTGTCGATAATTTTGGAGGAAGGTTGCAGCATTATTCTGCTAAACAAACCCCTAAAAATTCTCGTAAAGCTGTTTATCGCTGGACAGCACATTCTGATCGAGTTAAGCATTTGTGTGAAATAATGATTCCTTATCTTGTAATCAAGATTGAACAAGCAAAAGTTATGATTCAAATGAGAGATACTTTTGAAAAAACAAGAATGCGAAAAGGTCAACAAGGAACCCAACCTATTGAGCAGGAGGTTCTTGAACTTCGTTATTCTTTGTTTCATAAAATGAAATCTCTTCATATTCGTTAATCCTTATAATTCAGTCACCTTGCGCAGTGTCATCCTATTTAATAGGACTTCCACCTCAATTAGGGCTGATTTAAAGCAGGCTATCATTAACCTGCTCGTTGATGGTCACGTATGTGCCATAAAAACTGAGCTTGGCATCTATCTATCTGTTACTTTTGTGACCTAGTTTTTTGAAGGTAACTCACAGGTGCCTGGCAACGATGTCAGTAGACTTTATGGATTTCTCCAAATGCACTCGTTAACGGCGCTGTAATAGTACGCGGCTAATCCCGTTATTGTTACCTCTAAATTTCTTTAGGCGAGGAAGTTTATTGAGCTTCCCTCACTGTGTTTCCACAATGTTCAGAGCACCGCATCTTAGATTGATCAAGATAATCAATAAATCTTGAAGGGCATTCCCATTCAATTCCTTTTTTAATATCTTTGCATTTTTCACAATCTAAGTCTTCTCGCTTGCTACGTTCAGGCTGATTAGGAATCTCTGGTAATAACATCCAATGAGTAGGAATAAAATATTCTTCTGTCGTCCATTCTATTTTTCCATCATTATTAAATAACCAACCTATATCCATTGCATTATTAATGCCATTTCCATAAATAAGAACTGATTTATATAATGTTGGTAATTTATCTGATGTTTTTATCCATTTCATAATCTTGCCCCTTGTTACCTACGACTTTACGTTTAGGCTTCCAAGTCTATCAGAGAAGATTTAATGTGGACATAGTGTTTATCCACAGCTGTTAGGTTTTGTGGTGGAGGTGTTACTCCGCTATTTCCTAGTGGAACCATAGCTGTTGCTAAGGGATTATCAAATCTGTTACTTTTATGACTCTTCATTTCTTCGGGAAATGAAGAGCGAGGAAGTTTATTGCACTTCCCTCACTGTGTTTCCACAATGTTCAGAGCACCGCATCTTAGATTCATCAAGATATTGATCGATATCGCAATGAGTACATATTTGAGAATATACGTTCTCCTTGATTCTTTCACATTCTTTACAATCTAAGTCTTCTCGCTTGCTACGTTCAGGCTGAATGAATTGTAAATAGCATTCGTGTAAATATTTATTAAGATTTGCAAAACATGGCTTACAAAGATATCCAGAACTATCTATTGCTTCCATGAAATTTCCATCTTTTAATTTTAATTCAATATTACATTTCGTACAGTTTACGTTTTTTTTCATTCTTGCCCCTTGTTACCTTCGTCTTTACGCTAAGGCTTCCAAGTCTATCAGAGAAGATTTAAAGACGACATAATTTTATCGTCTCATACGAAGAGTTGTACCGCCGTTTCTAGGCATGTTCTTCTTCATCGCAGGGATTTTATGAATCATATTTGGCACTGGTACCGAAAGTAATTTATAACTAAAACTTTGCTGGACCGGAGCCGGAAGCGTTGATGTAGTCGTTATAGACATGACATCTCCTTAAGTATATAGCTTCATTTTTTATATATCTTAAGTTGACGAGACTTACGTACGTCACTGAGTTGACGAGACTCAATTTTCGTCAGAATGAGCTGGCGAGACTCAGTTGCGCCGATAAATTAGTATATATAATTAAATAAGAAGAATTCAAGAAAAAAAAGGGAGCTCACAGTCAAAAAGGAGAGCAAAGACATGTGAGACTCCATATGAAAGATCTATTTATATTGCGCGAGTTCTCTTTGAATATGGCCTTCATACCATTCCAAGAATCGCCGATAACATGTTTTGCCATCAATTTTATAAGAACAAGGATAAACCTGTAAAGTAAGCGTATGTCTCCAAAATATCCCTATTTCTGCATATATTCTATTGTGACAATTGGTACAACTTATTTTATTCATTTAGACAAATCTTTCTGTATTAACTCTATCCAACACTCACCTAATGAATCTACATCATTAGGAACACACCTGATCTTACATTCTTTGCATACTGGCTTATCTAACCAGCACTCACAATCAGGTGGTTTACACTCCATTAGGCATATTTTACATATTGGGCGATCCACATTCTATTCCATTAAACCAATATATATCTTTCAAATCAAACTCTTTATGTGCTTTCCATCCCATTCTAACATTCTCAGTAATATTCAATGTTATATAAATATATTCATGAGGCCACATAAACCCATAAAACAGTTGATCTCTAACATTCCAAGGATCCTCATCGTTATTATCATCAATTATTATCAATAATCCACAATTAACGGGAGGTTTTTTCTCCCCAAAAGATATCCATGGTTTAGAAGATTTAATGTTATCGTTAGAACATAAAGGCTCACATGAACATCTATGCAAACCCCACTCATTATTTTTCCTATTGAATTTTAAAATAGGCACAGGAAGCTTTAATAACTTGCTTACAAAGAATTTATCTCTTTCCATTTGGATGATCCATTACTCTATATTGGGAGGCTTAGGATGAATAAAATTATTTAATTCTATATATAAATTATTATGATGTTTTTCACATATTTTAAGCCATCCCTCTACACATTTATCACATAAAACTAAATATGGTATTTTAGGATAACATTCATCATTTCCCACAAGCGTTAGAAACTCAAAATCTTTTTGACATCCACGGCATTGCTTTAAACTCATATAGCCTTTCTAGCCTCTTCCATCTCTCTACGTAATTGTTTTTGCAGTTCTGGTGTTAATCCATTAGCAAATGCATTTACTTTGGATAGTGGGCTTTCTGCTTGCTGTGGTGAAATAGATGAGAGTGTTTTTGGTTTAGCGGCGTTCTCTTGTACTTTTTTCTTATCAGCCATGTAAATATCCTCTTGGTAAATTCCTAACTTCTTAATCATTGTATACGCAGATACAGCTTTATTATATAAATCTGCTGAAGAGTTAAGAGTAGCTGCAAGCTCAGGGTATATAGAACTTAATGAGCGTATAGTATCAGGGTTAACAACCTTATCAAAATCATTGTAGTTAGATTTAAGCTTAGCTTCTACTATAGACTCATAAGATTGTTTTTTGTAGGTATTAAGCTCTTCTTTAAGCTTCTTAATCTCTTTTTGAACCTTGGTTAAGTGTTTACCCTCAGCAAGGTCATCAGGCTTCAAATTAAGATCGTAATCTTCTGGCTCCGAAGGTTGCGCAGTAACATTCTGTTGTTTAAATTCTTTCACAATGCTTAAGAGCTCATCACGCTCGCGTGCTGCACGATCAGCTTTTTCACGTAGCTCACGGAAACTATCGGCAGGTTCTTTAGAAGAAGCTGAAGCGGTAGATTCTTGTGCGAGGGGAATATCTACCGGTTCTACTTCAGCTGCTTCGGTTTGCTGGAGAGTTTCTTCGGCTGGTGGTTCTTGGACCACTGATAAACCTTTTTCCTGTTTCAACTGAAAGCTTTCATTACTATCAAACATTTTTCTCCTATTTTATTTCATAAAATTTCAATAAAGTATCTATCTTCTCTAAGATTGTAGCGTCGCCAGTCCATGGTTTAGGCGCAAACTGTCCTATATCTTTTAAAAAAAATTCAAATGTAGTTTCTATATTCTTAGCTACAGCCTGGGCATTATCATGAAAATTGTGAAGCTGGGATAACATCTCATTAATCTTCATCAAATCTCTAACAATAGCCTGGTTTACTTTATTTATAAGATCCTTGCTTGCCATTACTTCTCCAATAAAGGTGTTTCTAGTTCTTCACCATTTAACTTTTTAGCTAATTTAAATAAGGTACCATCGGCAAATTTCAGGACAAAATTTAGTAAACCCCGCTCTTCATTAGCTACTTGCAGGGCATTATCTTTTAGATGAAAAGAAGCATCCCTGGATGGTATTACCCATATAAACTCTATTTTATCTTGGACTTTATTGTATCTATAAACGGTTTGGTCATAGTCAGGGGTAGGACAGGATAGGCGAGCGTAAAAATAGTTACGGAATACATTACGCATTAAAGGTTCGTTCTTAGTGATTACGATAACATAAAAGTCACCTAAGAAGTCTTTTTTAGAACGGTCTATACACTCATAGATATTTCTATCCCATTCGGTGAGACTTTCTCTCATCTGTTCTATGGGACTTCGTGTATCTGGTGTTTTTTGAGATAACTCTAAGGAAACTTTACCGACGGTATCTTGCTTCATACATTTTCCTTTTTTCTTTAGTATACGCCTCTTTTTCCTTACCCGTAAAGATATAAAAACCTAAATATTCAACCAATACTAAATATTTATTTCAATGTGTAATGAGAGTTTAAAAAAGCCCTTGTAATACGGTAAAAAATAATTAGAGTGTATGTTTCACGCGCAGTTATTAACTACATTAAATAAGGATATACATGAAAAAGTATTTCATAATATTGTCAGGACTATGTTTTTCCCAAGTTCAAAGTATGGGCTTCATGACTTTCCCCGCTGGTGGTGCACCAATTGTTAGCCTTCTTAGAATTCCCGCAGATCGAGCACCAAAGACTCCTCCTTCGCTCGCCATCTTAGCTATGCGCAAGTACAGGCAACAAATAGCGAATCAAAAAGTTAAATTAGAGGAAGTACAACAACTATTCCCATCTACCCAAACTATTATTAAAGATGCTATGGTAGCAGACCCAGAGTCTTCTTCTGGCAAGAAGTTTTCGGATATCAAATTTTTCCCTACTATAAAACTAAAACATTCAACACGCGTAACTGCTGTAGCATTTCATCCTCAGGGTGAACATTTTGCAGTAGGTGAAGAAAATGGACGTATAACTATTTACAATCAAATAGGTAATATAGTTAAAAGCTTTATAGCGCCCTGTGCTAAAGATGCTCCTCCAGCAATCATACATCTCGATTTATCCCGTCTTAAAAATAATTTAATTCTTGTAAGCAAATTATTCCAATCCCCGCAGCTTCTAGATGTAGATGGAAATCTATTAGTTACCTATGAGACCGCTCCTAGAAAAGAAAAAACATTAATGCAACTTTATTGGGAAATGGGCACGTACACTCATAAAATCATTAGCGAAGGAGGACATATAGAAAATAATTTACCAGTGGTTATATGTGATATTTTAAAAGAATATTCATCTAAACCATGGACCTATAAAAATACTCTTATTGCAAGATTTAATAGCAATTTAGAATATGTCTTGGCCTCTAATTTATATCAGGACAAAGATTGTTCTCTTCGAGCCTTAAATCATCATAAAGATGAACCCCACAGACATAAGTCTTTGAATATTTGGG